GGCGTGCTTGACAGCGTTTCAATTGGCATTAACCCAACTAAATGGCGCATGGACGGCGACACCATGGTCATTAAGGCAGCCGACTGGATTGAACTCAGCCTGGTGCCAGTGCCAGCATTTGCCGGCGCACAAATAACCGACATTGCCGCCAGCATCCACCAAAACGAAAATCAAATCAGTAATAATCAGGAAGTGACCCCCGAAAAGGAGACCCCCAACATGTCCGAAAAGATCGAAGCCGCAGCCGCCGAGGAAGTAACGCCGACCGCGCCGCTGCCTGCACAGCCACGCCGCGAATTCCGCATGCCTTCGGCTGCAGAATATCTTGCCGCGTACCACATTGGTGGCGACACGTTCCGCAAGGTCAATGCCGCATACAAGGAAGCCGCTAACGCGAACCGCACGGTTTTGCAGGCTGCTGCCGGCGATGAAGTAACCACTGACGTTGACGGTCTGTTGCCGGTGCCGGTGCTCGGTCCCGTGTTCCAGGACATTAACTACATTCGTCCTTTTGTCTCGGCAATCGGTGCACGCGCATATCCCGATGGCGGTTCACAAAAGACGTTTATCCGTCCGACGATTACCACGCATACCGAGGTTGCCGAGCAGGCATCCGAACTTGGTTCGTTTGGTGCTCGCACGATGGTGATTAACGACAACGTGGTGCAGAAGAAAACTTTTGCTGGCACCGTCACGATCAGTGCTCAAACAATGGACTTTACGAGCCCTGCCGCTATGCAGCAGATCTTGAATGACCTTATGGGCCAGTACATGATCGTCACCGACAATTTCGCGGTTGATTCGTTCGTGACGGCGTCGACCACGATTGGTCAGTGGGATGGCACCGCCGAGGACTTGATTTTGTTCCTCTATGGCGCTGCACGCGACATCAGCAACGGTTCCAACTTCTTCCCGACCCACATTTTGATGGGTGCCGATGCATGGGCCAAGTTGGGCAGCACCGTGGACGCAGACAAGCGTCCGCTGTTCCCTGCTGTCGGTGCACCAGGTTTGGGCGGATACAACACGCTTGGCGCCGGAAACGTCACCAACTGGTCAACCACAAACCCACTCGGTTTGCAGATCATCGTTGACAGCAACGTGGCCCCCAAGACCATGGTCGTATTCCATGCGCCAGCCGCAGAGTACTACGAGCAAGTCCGTGGCCTGATGTCGGTGGAAGTACCTAGCAAGGTTGCACGCGAATTCACCTATTACGGTTATGCGTCGTTCTTCCTTGCTAAGTCTACTTTCGCACAGAAGATCACCTACGCCTAAAGCCTTGTAGGAGGCCTACACCATGGCCACTTACACGGTCACAAATAAATACTTGTTGGACAATTACGCCGTAGTTCAACTTCTCACCCCTGCGGAGTTAGAACTCGGCCAGTCCATCACCGTTGCCGGCGTTGACGCGACGTTTAACGGCACATTTACGGTTCGTGCGCTACCCCAGTACCGATTTACTGGGGTAGACACGGAAGGCGATCTGCTCTACGACGCTGACGAGCCCATCGCCAATCAAGTGTTGTACGCTAAAACGGCGGCCAACGTCGAGCGCGTAGCGGCCACCGGCACGTTGTCGAGCACACCGACGTGTACATGGATTAGCAAAAACGACATTGCCGACTGGTTGTACACCGCTTCGGCCACGGCTGGCGATGACGCATTTTTGACCATTTGCGCGTCAGCAGCGAACCAGTTTTGTTACCGGCGCCGTCAGGAAGCCGGTTACGTGGACAGCCTGACGACGGTTCCTAGCCAAGATGTAAAACTGGGAACGATTATGTACGGCGGCGCACTGTACCGACAGCGCGGCAGTATCGACCAATTCGCGTCATTTGACGCCATGGGCACTGCCTCGGTTGTTGGGTTGTCGCCGATCATTAAACAGTTGTTGGGGATTGACCGACCGCAGGTGGCGTAAATGGCTGTTCAAGCGTTTACCGATCTGCTCAATAATGCGCTGACCAAACTGGCCACCGACCTTAAAACCGTTAGCGGCCTGCGGGTAGTGACCGACCCACGAAACCTTGTGCCCAATTGCGTGCTAATCCAGGCGCCTTCGTTCACGGCCTGGAACAGCAATATTGTTGATTTGTCCTTTCCCGTAACCGTGGTGGGCACCGGGCCAGGCAACGAGGACGCGCTACGCACCATTTTAAACGTCGTTTCGCTGGTGCTCGGCAAAAACGTGGCCGTCACCGACGGGCGGCCCGTAACCCTTGATATGGGCGGCACCGTGGCACCGGCCTATGAACTGACCGTAAAAATGCAGGCCCAAACCGCATGAAATACGTTGTCGTTTCCAGGCGTGTTGGCGTACCAGGCACCGAATACGACACGGCGGCAGCCGAAGCCAAAAACATAAACGTGGCCGGCCTAATCGCCGGTGGGTTTATTGTCGCCGTAGAAGAATCCACGCCAAAGGCAACCAAACCACGTAAAGTCAAAAGCACTACAAAGGAGTGAACCCTAATGGCATCAGCAACCTACCTTGCAAATCCGGCACTGGTTGAGATCGGCACCGTCGATCTGACCGACATGTGCACGGCAGCCACCATCACCGTTACGCGTGAAGCGCTTGAAGATACGGCGTTTGGTTCTACATCGCGCACTATGACGGGCGGCCTTTACAACAATGAAGTGACGCTCTCGCTGTACATGTCATATGCAACTAGCGAGACTTATGCGACTTTGCAGCCACTCGTCGGCACCAAAACAACGGTAAAAATTAAGCCGGCCAGCGGCAACGAATCAGCAACCAACCCGATTCAGATTATTACCGACTGCTATTTGGAGTCGCTGCCAGTGTTTAACGGCGCGCTCGGTACGCTGTCCACAATCGACATTACGTTGGTGGGCGGAACCTACAGCGTCGATACAACGCCGCCTGGCCCGTGATCTAAACTGCACACTGGCCCGACACAGAAAGGCAGTCAATGAAAATCAACATACGGTACGTGCGTAAAGGCGAACCCTACGAAGTATCCACAACATTGGGCACGATCGTTGCATGGGAACGCAAATTTAAACGCAAAGCGTCAGACATGGGCAACGGGATGGGCATCGAAGATATTGCCTATTTGGCGTTCGAAGCCAGCAAAACCCACAAAGTCGTTGTGCCTGCCGCTTTTGACGATTTTTTGAACCAGTTGGACAATATCGAGGTGATCGCGGAGGAACTGGAAAACCCTACCCCCGCGGCACTTTCCGACGAGGCCTAGCCGAACTTTTGGTGGCCTGCGGCTGGTGGCCGCCGCATATTGAATTTGACGTAGGCGATTTGCTCACTGTGGGTAAAGTGCTGGAAGAACAGAAACGGCGGCGCAAATGAGCGACATCCAGGTTATTGGCGTAAAGGAAACCATAAAAGAACTGCGCCAACTCGACCCCGAATTGCGGAAACAGTTCAACCGTGACGCCAAAAAAATTGCACAACCGGTCATTGACAAAGCAAAAAACAGTTACCCCACTAAGTATTTGTCGGGCATGGCTCGCGCGTGGTCGCAGCGTGGCCGGCAACTGTTCCCGTATAGCCAACGTGACGCCCAACGCGGCGTGGTGTTCAAAATAAATACCAGCCGTAGCGCGGTGGGCATTTTGACGATTATCCAGAAAAATCCAGCGGCGGCAATTGTTGACATGGCCGGCAAGGCTGGTGGCAGCGGCGCCCAAGGCGCACGGTTTATTAGTGCGCTATTCGGTCAGCCGTCGCGTGTTATGTGGCCGGCTTATGAATCCACCGAAGATCAGGTGCAACGTGAGATGCTAGATCTTGTGCGCGAAGCCTCCGAAACGGTCGAAAATAGGATTACGGTAATTAGATGAGCATTCGAATTCCGATTATTAGCGAGTTCGACGGTAAGGGCATTGAGCGCGCCCGTAAAGAGTTTGCCAACCTTGAGACCGCTGGCCAAAAGGCAGGGTTTTTAGTTAAAAAAGCGTTTTTGCCAGCTGCTGCGGCTATTGGCGGTTTGGCTGTTGCGCTGACTGATGCGACTAAGGCAGCCGCCGAAGATGCCGCCGCGCAAGCCCAACTGGCGCTAACGCTGCGTAATGTGACCGCAGCCAGCAACGAGCAAATAGCATCCGTCGAGGAATCCATAGCGGCCATGTCTATGGCGTCCGGCATCGCTGACGATCAGTTGCGTCCAGCATTTGAAGCCTTAACCCGGGGCACCAAAGACATTGCCACGTCTATGCGTGACATGACGCTGGTAACGGACATTGCCACAGCCACCAACAGGCCGCTTGTCGATGTTGCTGACGCGTTGGCCAAGGCTTACCAGGGCAACTATCGAGGGTTGCAACAGTTGACCCCCGAAATGAAAGAACTAGTCAAAGACGGCGCCAGCATGGACGAAATCATGCAAGTGCTTACCGGCACGTTTGGCGGTGCTACCAAGACGTTTGCCGACACAGCCCAGGGCGGTTTTGCTCGGCTATCGGTAGCCATTAACGAAACCAAAGAGGCCATAGGTGCGGCGCTGTTGCCGTTGGTTGAACGGGCGCTGCCAGTGCTAAACAAATTTGCCGCCTGGGCGGCGAATAACCCAAACGCGTTTTTGGCTATTGCCGCAGCCATTGGTGCCGTAGCCGCCGCAATTGTGGCCGTAAACATCGCCATGCTGGCAAACCCATTTGGCCTAGTCGCTGCTGGTATTGCCGCGCTAGTCGTCGGCATCGTTTATCTGTACAACAAATTTGAATGGTTCCGCACAGGGTTTAACGCGCTGATGAACGGGTTAATTACAGCCATAGAAACGTTCGCTAATAACTCAATTGACGCACTGAATTTGGTTATTACTGCAATGAATTACATAAATCCATTGCAAGATATCCCCAGTATTCCAAATGTCAGTTTGCCGAGGCTTGGCGGCACTGGCGGTGGCACAACCCGTTGGCTTGCAGAAGAAAACCGCGGCGCTATGGGCGCCATGCCGTCGTTTACGGCACCGATGATTACGGCACCGAATTTGTCGGTTGGTGGCGGCGGTGGCGGTGGGGGCGGCGGCGCTGCTGCACCCGCTATGCGTGCCCCAAGCCTGGCTGGC